GTTTGACGTAAAATTTTACGACGAATATAATCCACAGAGTAATACTTTCCGATATAGGGGTCAGCAGTTGCAACTAAACCTAATCTTTCTTGCATTAATTCTGCATCTTTGAGTTCAGCAAAGTGATTATCATACAAATAATCATATTGAATGTGGTCACTCATTTGTTCCCACTCTTCTGGAGTCACTACATTCTTAAGAATTAATTGAGTTTTAAGTATGTCATGGAAAAGATTACTAAATCTTTTTCTCATTCTTCCAACAAACTTACTAAACTTAAGTTCATCTCTTAAAACTTCTGATGAACGACCTAAACTAAAACTTGCATTGTCAGCCATGCGAGACTCAGGAACATTCAAAGAACGGAAAAGTTTCTTTTGGAAATACTCTACATCTGTAAGTTCTCCTAAATTTTGTCCGCCAGGTAATGTTGATATCTCAGTTCCACGACCACCTTCTCTTCTTGGTAGCCAGAAATCTTCCATCATTGACATATATTTCTTATCATCACGAATCTCACCAGTGTTTGCATCATAAGTTAGTTTATTACGATATCTCGCCATAACTTCACGAAGATATTGTTCTGCCTTTGCTTTTGGTAAATTACCAACATCAATATAGAATATTCTTCTTTCTGGAGCTCTTGATAGTCTATAGATGACAAGACTGTCTTCAATCATTCTTAACTGATTGAGTGACTTAATTGCTTTTTGTAGATATGAAAGAACAGTTTGTTTATTGCGATCTACTAAACCTGATGTGCAATATGCAACGGCATCTTTTGCAAACTTAACTGCATCTTTCTGTTGTCCTGTAACTGCAACAGAACCATATTGATTTTTCTGATATGAGTGTGGAGTGTAGATAAAATATTCTGTTAATCCTTCAAAATCTGCATTTAATGGATCATTACTAGCGCCTGGATTATTGCCTGGTGTATATTGTATTGCGTTTGCACCACCTTTTTTCTTTTGTTCTCTTACATATTTAATTTTAAGAGCATCAATATATCTAAGTTCCTTAATTCCTTCTTCTGGTTTTTCTAAATCTATGACTTTATGATAGTATATTCTTCCATCTACATACCAATTACGAAATATCTCATGTGCTTTCTTATCAAAGTCCAACATCTCTTTGATATATTGAAACTCTGAACGAATAAGATCTTTAATATTAGGCCCTACACTTAAATTTTCAAGGTCAATTTGAACTGGAGAGTCATGTTGATCTGCAACAATAGCTTCAATTATAATATCCTCTATCGCAGAATCAACTTCGGGATGAAGTGCCATCTCACGATATCTACGAATTAAATCATATTCTGTTTTAAATACGCCCTCTACATCAAGATATTGCCCATAAAATCCAGACGCCAAATAGTAGTCCGCACCGTCCTCATTATTTTTGGGGACAGGCGAAACTACTGATGGTGACGGTTTCTTATACGAATCATCAATCGAGAAACCAAAAAGTTGTGCCATAGTATAACTTCTATACCTATAGTGGTATTTATATTATAACTTATATCCTAAAAAATATCAACCTTATGTGGTGCCTGGTGCTGGTGCAGCTGGTAAACCGTTACCCACTGTCCAGAATAAGTAATTGAATGTTACTTGGAACTCCTCAATTGAATCTGTTGCACCATAATCAAGAGGAATTGAACTCACAACTGATGGATAAATTCCCTCAAAGTTGTATGTTCTCAAAACATTGATTGTTTCTCCACCTGTTGATGAAGCACTAGTTGTTTTACCACCTCTAGAAAGTTGAAAAACTTCAGCTTTGGTCTGATAATTTGATGGACTTATATCACCGACATCAAATTGAAGATCGTTAATTTTATTACTCCACTGTTCCATTGCGTCTCTAATATTAAATTTAGAGTCGTTAATAACAGTTACTGTCCAAGGATCAAATGTGCGATCTCCAGCTACAGGGAGAACACGACCTCTAAATGGAACTGGGATATTTCCGATATTAGCAGCTGGTATTTCAGCTGCCTTGACCATGAATCTTACATCATCTCGATAATCGGCTTGACCAATAACACCATCTGGTAACTCAATATTCACTTCAAATAGATTTGGTCTTGCACCACCACCAACTAATCTATCTCTAAAATTAGTGATGTTTCTGTCTGCGAATGTTGCCATTTTCTTTTTTTAACTCCTGTTGTTATTTAGATGGACTTTAATTAAACTCGACCAGCGACTTCTTGGAAGCTAACTCCAGTTCTAGTCGCAACAAATGTAAGACCGATGAAGTTGATCGAACGAGCTGGTTTGATAAAGATATCACACTTAAACTCATTTGCATCAATCACGTCGGGTGTGTTATTTGTTTCATCACAAATAACTAAGAAGTCCGTAATACCTCTCTTAGATTGAACTCCACGAAGGAATGGTTCAACAATATTACGGAAGTTTGCTCTCGTAATTTCATCGTTAAACTCAAAGAGTTGAGTTCTTGCAGCAATTTCAATTCTTGCCTCTAGGTTCAAGAATAAACGACGAACGTTAATTCTATCAAAGGCGGAAGCAATTGCTAATCCAGTCTTATCACCAAATAAGAGGAATCCACCGCCAGGTGAGAATATCACTGGGTTGATTCTCTTGGTGTATAAAGTATCTCTCTGTACTTTATTTGGATTAAATGCTAACTTAACTGTGTTAAGTATGTTTCCTCTTTGAGGGCCAGCGGGTGAAAACCAAGGGAACTGTTCCTCAGATGTTCTTGCCATCAATCCAGCAATATCACCATTTAATGGCATAAACTGGAATTTGTTGTTGAATCTATCAAACTGATATTTGTAACCTGAGTCAAATACAGCAAATGATGATGATGTAATTGGATCAAAGAACTGAACAACGTTAGTTGTTTGTGTCTTCGCACTGTTAACATTAACAACTGTCTCTCTATTTGGAGAGATAACTGCTAAACAATCCTTTCTCTGTTCTGCAATCGCAATCAATTTGTTTGCTTTTGCTTGTGATTCTGCTTGACTACCTGTGATGCCAGGGCCTTGAAGTAAGAAGTTAACTGCGTATTCTGCTTCGTTCTCAAAGATTTCATAACCACCGATTATATTTCCAAGAGATGTTCCGAAACCACCTTCTGTACTTACACCAGAGTAATCCTTACCACCTTGTAGTTCATAGAGTTTGTTACCTACAAAGTTAAAGTCTACATCCTGTGCATCCTGACTCCAAGTATTTTGAGCTGTTGATGCTGGAGTAAACGCAGTTATAATACCAGATGCGATTGTTCCGTTTCCAGTTGCGATTCCAATAAAGATGTTATCAGATTGTTCTGAAACTTTGTCTTTATAGTAAATTGCATCACCGAAGGAGTTCTTAGCATCATCTGCCTTTGATAAGAATGCAAACTTTTCAAGAATAGCACCTTGAGTTCCAGTAATTTTTCCAGAATCATCAATGACTACAATATGAAGTTCATCATTAGAACCATTTCTTGCAGCAGAATATCCACTAGTGCCTGGTTTTTCAGCAATCTCAGACCACTTTAGTGAACCATTCTTTAACTGAATGTATTGATTATCATACCAGTCATCTACTTGGAAGACTGTTGCACAAGTTGAAATACCAGCATCAGGGTTTGCAATAGTTGAAGAACTACTTGAAAATAGAACGCCAGGGCCAGGTAATGTATTACTTGTTTTTGTTCCTGTTGTAAATGCGAAGATTCCGTCTTCTGTATAACTTACTGGGAAGATTGTTCCAGCAGCAGATACACGATTTACAATCTTAACATCAACTGTACTTGCACCAACACCAGTAACAATACCTTGAACATATCCATCTGCGGTTGATGTTGTGCCTGGGCCAACAATTGTTCCACTAATAGGTTGTGTAACACCCATACCAACACTAACGTTTGCTACCACATGAGGTGTAACATGAAGTTGTTGGTCTGCAGCACCATCAATGTATACAACCTTCATTCCGTTTGCATAACTGCCTGGATTTCTTGCAGCTAGTCTGTATGTAACAGCATCTTCGTAATTATTCTGATAATCATCGAAAGATTTGATTTTAAGACTTGAAGTTGATCCAATACCTGTTGGATGTGTTGAAGGCATACCTCCAACGTTTGCGTTATTTAAAGATGCACCGTCTGCTCTAACGACTCTTAATACACCACCATACTGTAGATAGTTTGATGCAGTGTACCAATATTCGTACTGTCTATCGTTTGATTTTGGTTTTCCAAAAAGATCGATCATATCTTGCTCACTCTCAATAAGCAAAGGTTCTAGTACAGGGCCTCTTTCAAAGGGGCCTACTATCGCACCTGTCTGATCACTTATGGAGTCAATTCTACCAACCGTAAGGTCAACTTCTCTAACCTTAACGCCTGGAGATACTAAACCTATGCCAGCCATGTTTTTCTCCGAGTTCCACGTTTGTTTTACTAAATTTATTTATAAATTGCTACCTCTCCAAATGGGGAAACATGACGTGAACACTACCAATCAGGATAAATGTCTACCTTTTCTCTTTTTCTTCTTCCCTCAGATACTCTTTTAATCGAACATCTTTTGCACTCATATGCATACGCTGATGGCACATTTCCTCGATCTTTTCTAGTTTTATAAAAATCATTCATTAATTCTTTTGTCTCACCACATACTTTACATTTTCTTTGTTCAAAGAGTAAATGTTCTAGTCCAAACTGATCTTCTATATTCATCTATAATCCCACATAT